CAAGCAGTCAGTGCGCCGCGCCGGGATTAGCCCGTTAATGTATTAATTCCCGCCCACCTGCTGCTATCTCTTGGGTCTTTGCCAGCAGTAGCCAGGTTTTGGCTAGAACGAGCCACGCCCACCTATTGAGCTTATCGTCGCCACGGTTTGCCTTGCGAAGGCATTCTCTTGCTTCAAGGCGACAGTCGTTGGTTTCGGACATCGGGGCATCATGGTTTCAAAAGCTTACCTATTCCTTTCGTGGCTGGTCGTTCCGCGAGACGAATATCAATCCGTGCGTCAGTAGACGATCAGATGAGTCGTTGGCTGTGAAATAGCCGCTTATGACATAACCCAGGGGATCTAGGGGGGTGAAAACCGCCTGTGCCGACTCGTTACCGACTTGCCCGCGATATCTCCATCTCCCGTATGTCCACGGCTTCATTTAGATCGAGTATCGAATAAAGAATTCGGTTCGATGGGTCGTTGGCAACGAAGACGAAAGCCCTGCTCGAGCCGACCATTGATCGCGAGATAACGTGCCTCAGTTGCGGGGCCGCCGCTTTCAAATATTCGGGTTGGCGCCCTCAATTTCGTCGAAGCTGAGTGTGGGCGTAAAAACGTAAATACAAAATCCCTTCTGGTCGATTTGCTTCTTCGCTTCTGGCGATACCGTTTCGCTCGTCCCGACCTTGCGCCAGTTTTGCGCATGCCTTTCAGATGGAAATGGCGCGTCCTTCGGGATGATAGCTCGATACGGTGTCAGTTTTAAATGCCGATACACGTCGTACATCCCGATTCGACGAAACAGTTCGGGTTTAGTTCGGCAGACCAAGGTGCAGGGAAGCGACGAGGCGCGGCTACAAAGAAGGCCACCAGACTTTCTGATGGCCTTTTAGCTACGCACTCGACCGCCCCCTTGCCACAGGGGCGCGGCTCATAATCTCAACATCAGGATCGCAATCGGCGTCTTTGATCCCCGTCAAAATGCACAACCCGTGCAAAGACAGCAAAGCCGCCAGCGTTGTGCAGACGGCTAGCGGCTTTGCCTTCGTCCCACCGAACTTGGAGGGGGGCTTCCTTCCAACCCCCAGTCCGACCAGACCAGCATAGCGTCTGGCTCAACGCAATCTACGAGTATTGTGAGTTATCTACAGCGCCACACGCCTCTAGGCATACTCCACATCGCGCTGCGAGGAGACTAGCGGCCGGAGCGCTGTTGGGAGGTATCTAGGATTTTTCGTTCCGGGCGTGGTGACAACCCCAATCGGCGCACTTTCCAGCCCTCCTTCAATGGCCGCGCGCATGCGGAGACAGAAAGCCTCGTCCATCGCGATTTGAGTGGATTGGCCGTTCGCTACTTCTGCTTGGAATTTCTCGAATTCGTCGCTCATTTCGCCATTCGGGGGGCTTATTGATTATTGGGGAGAGGATTTCCTGTGCTTAGCAAAGCCATCTGCAACGGCCAGCCGACGCAACGTCGCACCGCGCAAGCTGCGCTCTCTCACTCTGACGCCCTATCTTTTGGTGAGTGCAGCGGTAACGAAGCATTGCTTCTTGGGATGATCTTTAGCCATTGGCTGACCCGCGCTCACGCAACGACATGAGCGTTTAATAAAAATAGTCGTCTAAAGAGTACGCGCCCGCCGACTTTCCCTAGCGCCAGCCGTACCCGTAGCCGCCCCAATAGCCGGGTGCGTAGTTATAATATCCGGACGCCACTGGTGGCGTTGTGTAGGCCGAACCTGGCGTCACGATAATGACGGTCGTTCCTGCGGTGGCTGGTGCCCCATAGGCTGGAGCACCACCGAATCCCGCGTAATCGTAGAGCGGAGCGCCGTAGCCATACCCTGAGTAGCCGTAGCCATAAGGCGCGTAGCCGTAACTGGGGTAAACCCATTGGGCCGATGCAGCACCCGCTGAGAGCGCCAGAGCGACCACGCCGAGAACAAGCTTGCCCATAGATTCCTCCGTGGCGAAAACTTGCCCCTCACTCGACGCCCAACGCAATAATTGAACAGTTTGTTGGATGGTCCTTCAAGGGGATTATGAACGACCCGTTCTTGCGTGCCTTATTTGTGCGCCCTCGTCCTTACGCGACCGCGCCGTCGAAAGGGCGGCTGATCCGCTGCACCGTGCTTGGATCAACGCCAAAACGCTTGGCAATGCCACGCACACCTTCACCGGTGCGCGCACGGTCGCTCAGAGCGGTCTGGATACGTTTCTCAAGTTCGGGCGCTATGCGAGGCCGGCCGAGCTGTTTGCCCTCGCCCTTCGCCCGTCGAAGCCCGGCACGGACGCGTTCTGCGATCATCGCGCGCTCAAACTCGGCGAACACGCCCATCATTTGAAACATGGCCTTGCCGCTCGGTGTCGCGGTGTCCAAGCCTTGCTGGTGCAGGAACAGATCGATGTGCAGGGCGTGTAGCTCGGACAGGAAGCTGATGAGGTCTTGCAGGCTGCGGCCAAGCCGATCCACCGACCACGCCATCACCACGTCGAACTTGCGCTGGGCGGCATCGCGAAGCAGCCGATCAAATTCAGGCCGCCCATCCCGGCCTTTCGCGCCACTGATGCCGTGATCTTTGTAAACGCGGACGATCTCGCAGCCCATGCGGCCGGCGACCTCCCGCAGCTCCCGCTCCTGGTTGGCCGTGGTCTGGTCAGTGGTCGAAACCCGAAGGTAGAGAACTGCGCGCTTCATCGAAATCCCTCACGCTCAATTGATGCCGTGAACATAATTTTTCTAAGGTCGGCCAGACTGCCAAAGGCACTAGCTATCTGGGCGTCCCGGCAGCACCCTTGGCACCATGCAGCCCGGCCGGATCCCGACCCTCGGCGATCTACAACGCACCACGCCTTGGGTCGCGCGGCGAAGCTTGTTTGTCGCCGCCAAGTCCGCATCCATCAGACCGGAGGAATCCACAACCTCCAAATCATCTGCTCGCCTTGAGCGCTTCTCGGTTGACCGGTTCGAAACTATCACTAATAGCCAGTGATTGCCGATCGTGTAGCGTCTGCATATCGGTGTTGGCGCTCGAACAACTCATCAATGGTTTGTGGCCCGTCCGGTCCTTCGTAACAGACAGCCATCAGGCCGAAGGCGTCGGCAGCGTGGCTCGAAAAATCGTGTTCCGGCCCAAGTCCAACGTGTCGCTGCTCGTCTTTCTTCTCATGGTAGTAGCCCAGACAAGCAATCCCGGCATCCGTTGTCCCCTCATTGAAAAAACAGAACGGCAGTATGCGCCGGACAGCCTCAATCCGCTGTGTTGCTGCACCGGCACCTTGGTTGGGTATCACGACGACATCAAAGCCCGCGTCCTCTAAATGATCGCGGTAGCGCTTCCCTGTGACGTTGTTAGCGTTGATGCCATCGTGCGGCAGATAGCAGACCGGATGCCATTTTCGGGACCGCAGCTCATTAACATAATACGCTAGGACCTGGCCTTGGCCCTCAATGTAATCGAGGACGTTGATCTGGTTTCCGACCCACTGGACAACCCAGATAGCCATTGCATCGGCTTTGGCGCCAGAACCACCGATATGAAGAAGGCGCGAATGGGTAAGATTTGATCAGCGGCTACAAATCCAATCCGCTTTTGCTTCCGGGCCTCATTAAGCTGCCGGGCAAAATACGCGCCCTCGAAAGCCCTGGCGTAGCTGCCCTCCCAAATGTGGTCGTAGCGCTCTGGATAGACTTTCAAATCGTGCTGGCGCTCGGCCTCAAGGACATCGGGGAACCACGGATTGTCGCGCCAATTCGCCTGAACGACGATTGCATTATCCGGCTTGTTCTTGCGCAGGAACTTGTCAACCGCATCTTTTTCAAGGCGCGGATTCCAAGAGAACCAAATTTCAGATTCTTCCTTGCGGATCGTGGGGCGCAGCAGAGCCAGGCTGCGCTCGCTTAGCGTTTGTGCCTCTTCGACCAGCACCGATCAAACCCCTCGAAGGATTTTATTGATTCTGCGTTGTGATCCTGCATTCCCTCGAAAACGATGAAACCGCCGTAAACGTCCTTGATGCGGTCTTTTTGGACTTCAAACAGGTGCCCAACGTCCAAGGATTGAATTTTATCCTCGATCAGCAGCTTGGCTGACTCTTTGAGGCTTTTGAGCACTTCGCGAACACACAGCGTTCGCAATCCGCGCCCACTAACGTGCTCGTCAACCACCAACTCGGCAAAGAAATGCGATTTGCCGCTACCACGGCCGCCCCAAGCCCCCTTGTAGCGGGCCGGCTGCAATAACGGCTCAAATACCGAAGCCGTTCTGATCTGCAATTTACCCGTTTTCTGATCGAACAATGGTGCGCCTTACTTCATGAACGTGCTTGATTGCATCGAATTGATCATCACCAACGATGGCCTGGGCCGGCCTGCCGGCGAGCCGGTCACCAATCTCGCGCGCCGCGGCGGTTTCCTCGCCTGCACGATTGAGAAGCTGTCTCGCTATATAACGGAGCGATCCTTTAGGGGCCGGACTTTCTTTTCCTTGCTCGGCAAGCGCCGCTTCAATGCGAAGCGCATCCCGAAATGGCTTGTCCTTGTTTGGTGAACCGCGTGGTCGCCCAGCAGGCATAATATTTTAATCCTTGAGTTTTTGATCAATAGGCCAGTTTTGGTCCCGTTAATCCCCAACTCATCAATGATCACAAGCGCAGGCGGCCACTCCGAATCGGAGCGGTGTAATTCCTCGGCGGCCTTGGATGCCGGAGTGCCTGCCGGCGGACGCAATGCCTAAAACAATTTTAGACGCTGAACCGCACCTTACACGGCGTTCAATTCCTCGAATCCATCTGCCTTCAATTCCTTGATGATTGCCTGCCGCACATATTCCGATGCGGTCGTAAGTTTCTTGTCTGCGGCCGCCGCGATCACGTTCGGCAGCCTCTCTGGTGCCCGAAACTGAATGAAACGGGGAAAACGGCCATGGCTATTCAAATCGGCCATCGCGGCCTTCTTATCAAATCTGACCCCACAATAACACGACGAGACAAAAACGCAATGCGTCTTTACAGCCGTCGTAAAGTGTGGTGTAGTGACAGAAACGATACGGGGACGACCTTCGCCCTATGACCTACACAGTAGCCGACGTGATCAAGGCCACCGGCTTGAAGCGCCGCACTGTCCAGTTCTGGGCGGATAAGGAGGTAATTCACGCGACCAAGGCGACCCAGGAAGGCGGCTCCGGAGTGTATCGATCTTTCACACGGAACGAGGTGATCATTGCCTGCCTGATTCATCCCCTTTCGTTAGGCTGGCGCCGGGACCAAACCCGTTCGCTCGGCGAACTGAAAGAATTAGCCAGATCGCTCCGTCACCTATTGAGGTTTCGTGAGGATTTTGATGCCGCCATTGCGGGAAATGGGCAGTTCTATTTCATCCTAACGTGGGAATTTGGGGGCGGCATAGAAACATGGGTTGGGGATGCGAAATACCACAAATCCTTTCCAGGAGTCATGGGTCGCCTGGAAGAGCATTCGGGCCGCAGTGAGGTTCTCTACCTCAATGAATGGCTAAGACCGTTACGCGATATGTAAAAAATTTGAAAAGGGAAAGACACATAGTGTCTTTAAATTAAATGGACTCACCAAAATCAATTGACCGAATCACAGAGATTGAGCGGCTGGCGGCCCTTGAGCTCATCGAATATGAAGCCGTCCGCACCGCCGCCACTAAACGGCTTAACGTCCGCGCCAATATTTTAGACCGCGAGGTCGCAAGGACACGACGGGCGCTTGGACTAGACCGGCCCGACGATGTTGGACAGGGCAAAGCGGTAACGATCTCGGACAGACTGCCGTGGCCAGACCCTGTTGAGGGCGATCATGTGGCTGAAGCTCTTAGGGCAACAATTAGAAGATACGCAGTCCTTTCCGATGGGGCGGCTGATGCTATCGCGTTGTGGGTACTTTTGAGTTGGGCGATTGATAATTTTTCATTCGCGCCTCGGCTGGCCATCACATCACCCACCCGCGGCTGTGGCAAAACAACCGTCCTTCGGCTTCTAAATAAGCTTACACGCCGGCCACTGAAATCCGGCTGCATCACCGCTGCCGCTCTGTTCCGCGCTATGGAGCTATTAAAG